GCGATTTTTAATGATAATGTTAATATTGCTATACTTGCAAACAAAGCTTCTACTGCCCGTGATTTATTAGGTAGACTTCAACTTGCTTATGAAAATTTACCAAGATGGATGCAACAAGGTATTATATCTTGGAATAAAGGTTCATTAGAAATCGAGAACGGATCAAAAATATCTGCTAACTCTACATCATCATCTGCTGTTCGAGGTGGATCATACAACGTTATATTTCTTGATGAGTTTGCGTTTATTCCAAATCACATCGCAGATGATTTCTTTGCATCTGTTTATCCTACAATTACTTCAGGACAAAAAACAAAAGTTATAATCGTATCTACACCACGAGGTATGAATCATTTTTACCGAATGTGGCATGAAGCAGAAAGAGGCAAAAATGGATATGTACCAACAGAAGTTCACTGGTCTGAAGTGCCTGGTAGAGATGATGCATGGAAAGAACAAACAATTGCAAACACATCTGAACAGCAGTTCAAGGTTGAGTTTGAGTGTGAGTTTCTGGGATCTGTTAATACTCTAATTAATCCTGCAAAATTAAAGACATTAGTATTTGAAGATCCTATACAAAGAAATGCAGGATTGGATATCTATGAATCACCAAGAAAAAATCATAATTATATGATAACAGTTGATGTTGCTCGTGGTTTAGGAAATGATTACTCCGCATTCTTAGTATTTGATATAACTGAGTTTCCTTATAAAGTTGTAGGTAAGTATCGAAATAATGAAATAAAACCGATGCTTTTTCCAAATGTCATTTTTGATATTGCTACTGCATACAATAAATCTTTTGTATTAGTTGAGGTAAATGATATTGGAGATCAAGTTGCGTCAATATTGAATTATGATTTAGAATATGAAAATTTGCTAATGTGTTCACAAAGAGGACGTAATGGTCAGGTAGTTGGTGCTGGTTTCAGTGGTAAGAGATCACAATTAGGTGTTAGAACCACAGCAGCAGTTAAGAAGTTGGGTTGTTCCAACTTGAAAACTATGCTAGAAGATGATAAGATATTAGTATGTGATTATGATATAATCTCTGAACTTACAACGTTTGCACAAAAACATAACTCTTTTGAGGCAGAAGATGGTTGTAATGATGACTTGGCAATGTGTCTTGTTATATTTTCTTGGTTAGTAGCACAAGATTATTTCAAGGAAATGACTGATAACGATGTGCGAAAAAGAATATATGAGGAACAAAAGAACCAAATAGAACAGGATATGGCTCCCTTTGGTTTTATATCTGATGGTTTTGATGATGACACATTTATTGACAATGATGGAGATTTATGGAAAACTGATGAGTACGGAGATCGTTCTTACATGTGGGATTATTATTAATGATTAGTTTATTACTTTTAAGTTCAAGTTTTTTGAATTTTATTTTTTACATATATGCAATTGGATTTGTAGTTGCATTAGTATTGGAACAGATTGTCCGAAAAGGTGGCAATGAAAGAGATATCTACATTGTTGAATATAATCGTAAATATTTGTGGAGGAATGCTTGGATAATTAATATTTTTTGGTTTTTAACTAATATAGGATTGTTTATTGCAGCAAAGAATATGCAAACTCCCGTGGATAATTTCTGGGATGGTGCTTTGTGATAAATTTGAGGCACTGGAAACTAAAACTTTTACTATCCAAGTCATTTCCAGGCAAAAAGATTGTTATAACAGATAATAAAGATGGATCACAAACCATTAGTATTACATAATGGAATTTGATGAACAACTAGAACTTGGACATTTCACACTATCGGAGCGTAAATGTCGTGTGTGTGGTAAAACTAAGGACTTAATTGATGGATTTTATTTAATAAGAAAGAATAAGAGTCTTCAATCATCATATTCATATGAATGTAAGACTTGCACTATTAATAGAGTAAAAAAGTCAAAGAAAAAGATAAGTAACAAATGGGAATACCCAGATTGGTAGTTCATGCACTGTTTCCCCAGTGAAATAATGATAAAGAATAAATAATTTCAGAAAAAATATCCTGGATTCGGAGAAACGAATATGGCTTTAAATTTAGCCTCTCCTGGTATCGTAGTTAGAGAAGTTGACCTCACCATTGGTAGAGTAGACGCTACAAGCGGCTCTATTGGTGCAATCGTTGCTCCTTTTTCTAAAGGTCCTGTGGAGGAACCACAACTCATTGAAAGCGAAGAGGATCTATTGCAGACTTTTGGTCAACCATATTCGGTTGATAAGCATTATGAATATTGGATGACTGCATCATCATTTCTAGCTTATGGAGGAACATTACAGGTTGTACGTGCACCTGACGCTGCTCTTAGGAATGCAAGACTTGGATCAGCTTCTGCACCTTTAATTAAGAGTGGTACACATTATAATCAATTGGGTTATGATGATAATACTATTACCAATATAACTGTAGCAGCAAAAACACCTGGTACATATGCTAATGATGTATTAGTTTCAATAATAGATGCGAAAGCAGACCAAATATTAACTGGAATAACCACCACAACATCAACTAGTTTTACATTACAAGATGCAGTGAATGGTAATATTGGTATTACTACTAATAAAATTACTGGTATAAACACAACTGGACTCACAATTAACCAAGCAACAAATACAGTTGAAGGTGTAGTTGGTATAGGTTTAACAATTACTTCAATCGGTGTAAACGAGGTTGTATTAAGTGGTAATAGTGTTAATACTTCAGCACAAACTGGAGTGATATTTCAATTTGGTACAACAGCATCATCTGGTATTGGATTATCAGTTGGTAATGGATTTAAAATTGATGTGCCAGCTGGAAGAGTTGAAAACTCAAATGTAAGTACTGGTGCAACATCACTTCTTGATGGAACAATTCGAGGAGTAATTACTGAGATTGGTGAAGGTGAGATTGGTGTAAAAATCAACGCACATGTAGCAGCTGATGGAACTATTAAAAATGTAGATTACACTCAACAAGGAAATTTTGCTTTACCTGAAAGTGGAACATTAACGATTCAGAATGGATCAGTTGTTGTAGGAACTGCAGTATTTACTGCTGAAAAAGATTGGTTTGAGAACCAAAACATTGTCTTAACTACAAAAGATATTGATGGAAACTTCAATAAAATTGAGTGGGACGGGTTAGCAGATGCACCTGGCACATCAGCATATGCTGAAGCAAGAGGTGGTAGATTCGACGAAGTTCATGTTGTTGTTATAGATGACAAAGGAAAAATTACAGGTAATGCTGGTACAATTCTTGAAAAACATCTAAGTTTATCAAAAGCAAAAGATGCTGAATATTCAGTAGGTTCAACAGCATACTGGAGAAAGTATCTTGCTACTAATTCACAATACATCTATGGTGGCAGTGAACCAGCAGGTGCAACTGTGATTGGTTTCGCTGATGGTGGTGTAACCACTTATCAATTAGATGACGATAGCGGATGGGATCAGGATGCAGCAAATACTACCTTTAAGGGTTCTGGTGTTGTGACTGGTATCTTAACAGGTGGTTTAAATTATAATGGGGGTAATGCTGGATCAGGTAAAGCAGATTACACTACAGCAGGTGCATTGAGTGCTGGTGTTGGTGGAATCATCTCTGGTCTTAATTTATTTGAGAACACTGAAGAAACTGAAGTTGATTTCATTCTTATGGGTTCTGGAAATTATATTGAGTCACAAGCAAGAGCAATTGCTGCAAAATGTATTCAGGTTGCAGAAGCAAGAAAGGATGCAGTCGCATTCATTTCACCTTATCGTCAAGCATTCTTGAATGATAGTGAATCAGGAACTGTAACAGTTAATAATATAGACACAATGACAAATAGTGTTGTTGGATACTATACACCTTTAACTTCATCGACATACGCAGTATTTGATAGTGGTTACAAATACATGTTTGACCGCTTCAATAACACATTCCGTTATGTTCCATTAAATGGTGACATTGCTGGAACATGTGCAAGAACTGACATAGAACAGTTCCCTTGGTTCTCTCCTGCAGGAACTGCAAGAGGTGCTATACTGAATGCAGTTAAACTTATCTACAATCCAGGTAAGAAACAGAGAGACATTCTATACTCGAATAGAATTAACCCTGTGATTCAATCACCTGGTGCTGGTATTATTCTCTTTGGAGATAAGACTGGATTCGGTAAGTCATCAGCATTTGATCGAATCAACGTTCGTAGATTGTTCATTTTCTTAGAAGATGCTATATCAGCAGCGGCTAAGGATCAACTCTTTGAGT